TCCAAGCGATTAGATCTAATGTTTCGTCTCCAGTGTTATTAAGAACATTCGATTTATCTGGAGAAATGAGAACAATACAATCTTTTCTGACTTCTGCAATGTTTTCAATAAGATAATTTGCTAACTGATAAGTGGAACCAGCAGAGCCAGTTGGTTTACCTTGAAGAACAAGAGAAATGTCAATATTTTCTGGCGATTTGAATAAGTCGTATCCATTAGCTACTACTGAGAATACTGAACTGTTAGCTTCATCGTAACCGTCTGAACCAAGAGCCATTTGGAAACTGCCTGGTTTAGTTGATGTTGAGGAAGCAACATTAACAGCTGTATTACTAAGGGATGTTGATCTATCATTACCCCACCAAATATAGTTGGAGTTGATATTGATCACGTCTTTATAATAATTAACAGTGTTATCAGCGCTCTTAGCATCTGAAGCTCTTGAAAGACCTTGATAAACTTCAAGAACTGTACCCGGAGTTCCTGTAAATTTACCGCCATCATCAACAACAACGATATGAAGTTCGTCATTTGCTGATGTATTACCACTAGCAAGAACGAAATCGGACTGCCCTGGAGCAGTATCTACAAGATTATGGAATTCCCAATAACGCTGAACAACATTTGAAGAATAAGAAGTATGTAATCTGAATGTGTCATGGAAACTAATCGTAACAAGTGTATTACTGTTATAACTTGTATTAACTGTAACATTAGCAACTTCTAGATATTGATAACCGATTGAAGAATTACCTACTAGAATCTTGTCTCCATCAATAAAAGAATTTCCTACAGCAATACCAGCAGCATTACTTGTTCCACTAAACTGAGCAGAAGAAGAATTAGCGCCAATAGCGTAAGAGAAATCTATTGCTGAAGAAACATTTGAACTATAAGCATTAGCTGTATCGCAAACTGCAACTCTTAAAGAATTACCCATATCGCCTGGATATTTGGCTAGATAAAGAACGTCTGTATCCAAAGCGCCGTCTTTAGCATTATAAACGTTCTCATTAGGGATAATTTGGTGAACAAGGTTAGCAACAATACCACCCTCTTCAACAGCTAGAGCGTTATATGCTGTTTCTAGGCGACCAAAATAAAGGGTAACAGCAGAATTTGTAGCTGCAGCATTCTGAGAAAGAACAACTGATGTTGAATTGGTTACTGATGCAATTGTTAGTCTAGTGCTTGGAGTGAATACTGAAGTATTGCTTGTCTGAGTAACATACATACCGGCTGTTAAACCAGTAGTGCTTGTCATTGCTACGTTTGGACTTCCACTGGTAGCAGAAATTGAAACATTTGGTGTGGCCCCAGAACCATTAGCGGCTCTAGAGATATAAAGTCTGTTTGAATATGAAAGGAAGTTATATGCTGTAAAGAATGTTTCAGCATTAAAATTTGTTGGTTTACCGAAACGATTTACTAGGCTAACAGCTGAATCGACAAGAACAATCTCTCCAACTGGACCCCAACGAAAAACCCCTGAAAAAGCAGTATCAGTTGATGATGCTGCAGGGACAATTGTAGTTAAATCGATTTCTGAAAAATTTACACCTGGGCTTAATTGAACGGCCATTTTTATATCTCCTTGTTGTGAGAATGCGGTTTTTTATTTTAAATTATTTATTAAAAACGAGTTTTTACAATCATCCTCACTAGAAATCTACATTTTCCCTGAATAGCCAGTTTCCAGGTACAAATTCATCGTAATTCGTATCTTCAAAATTTTCTCTTCCATCCTCCATAAAACCAAATGGAGCCAAATCTTGTTCCATATCCTCTTCGGTTTTTTCTCTTAAAGACATAAGAGTATTGATGTCAGTATAATCTTTAAAATATTGTTGTTCTGAAAGCCAGGCAAACAAAACGAGACACATTACCAAATCGTCATGTTTACCTGGCTCAGCTTCATAAGAAGTTCCCTTCTTAGAAAAGGTTGACAGTTCATTAATTGTATGAAAATCATTGACTACGAATTGATTACCTTCAACCAAAAGTTTAAGAATTGAACAACCAACAGATTTTACAATTTTTGTTGTTCTGATACCTTTGTCCACTTGTGCAGCACTTCCGCCAAAACCAGTGGTAATTCTTTTACCAGAACGGCCAGCGTTTTCAGTGAACAATACGTTTTCATATCCAAAATCATAATGTAAAGTATGAGAAACTTGTTCTCCAATATCATTTATTTCAACAAGAACCGAAGCATTATTATAAGCCTTGGCAGTTCTGTGAATGACGTCAGCATAATCTACTGGAGTTACAGCATTGTTTCTGTAAACTGCAACCTGTTGATATGGCATTTTAGAAACATCAACTAATTGGAAAGCTGAATAATCCAGACCTTTACCTCTAGATACGTCACAGACCATCATATAAACATGGCCTTTTTCTGGCTGAGCATATTGTATTAATCCATCGCGTTCTACCATTGGCGATTGATGAACAAGCTCTTTTAATTTCCAACCAGAAATAAGCGTTCCTGATGAACCTAAAAATTCGCAGTTATATTCCTGATCGAATTTTTCAATATCAAAATTCATACCAGACAGAGTATCTTTTTTCCAATTTTCATCTCTGCCTGGAACTTCTTTCCAATTTACTAAAAGAGGAGTATAACCATTTCTGTTTTCTATAGCATTAATCCATGTGCTATAGAAATGGTTTAATCCATTTGGTGTAGAAACTAAAATAATTTTTGATTCAGAACCCGAAGAAATAGTAGGATATACTGAAGTAAAAAACTCATCCCAGTTTTCAATAAATGCTGCCTCATCAATAAACAGAAGGTTAATAGAATAACCACGGATGGCGCTGGCAGAAGTGGCTGCAGCCAAAACTCTGGAGTTGTTCTCTAATAGGAACGAACCTTTGTTCCATTCAACAACACCCTGTTGTAACCATTTTGGTAGATGTTGATATGCTAACTGGACACGAGAAAGAATTTCTCTAGCTGTATCGCCTTTATTCGCTAACAATGCAACCGTTTTATCAGGGTTGAACATAATATACCAGAGAATAAATGCACAAGTTGTAGTTGATTTACCTGCCTGACGAGCCGTAGTAACAATATTGAAACGACCTTCTTTAAAAGACCGTATCATTTTTTTCTGATAATCATATAATTTAAAATTAATAAGACCTTCATTAATACTGATAATTTTCATATAGGTCTCAGTGAAATACACTGGATCTTCAGAACATTTAACATATTCGGAAATTAAATCGGGAGTCCACTCAACATTTTGATTAGATTTTTTAAGTAGAACGTTACCCTTATAACCAGCAAAGATATCACTCATTATTTTTCAATTCTTTCAATACTTTTTGTAATTCTGTGGTGGAACCTACGAATAAATTATTGTTTACTGTTTGAGCTTTTTCATTTACTGGAGAATCAGCTGCATCAATTTGTCTAATTTTAGTTTGTAATTCTAACAGTTCTTTATTAGTATTAACCATAGTATCCATTAACTTGGCTAAAACTTCGAACGCTCTCGGATGCTGTGATTGTGACGCGATTTCTGTTAGCTTATCCATAGCTTCTTGACCAGTTTGAATTACTTCATACAAATTAGCACGTGCTGCTTGAAAGTCGTTACGAGCAGAATCGTCATGAGCTTTCGCAATCATTGTATCAATTTGTTTTTCATAATCCAGAGGTGCTAAATTTAAAGCGTTACCGATAGGATCGTTATTTGCATCATTCATCGTAAAGTTCGTCTGTATTATATATCATAGTGATAAATCCATAATCATCCTCAGCGTTAATTTCAGTATAAGGCAAAGTTCCTAAATTATTATTAGATTGCCCGTAATAAGTTATTGGATCTCCATTAGCATCTAACCCTGGTTGAATAGTTATTCTTTCTGCTATTGGAGTTATACCTACGCCTTCGGCAGCGGTATTGGTTGATGGAATATAAAAATTTGTTTTAATGAATTTAATAATACCAGTATTTTTGACAGGGCCATATAAATAACCTTTTAGAACAAAATCTAATGACCAAATAATAGCTCTGCGATCTTGAAACTCTCCATCATATGTATCAGAATAACTAATATTATTTAGTATAATTGGAATGTCCATTGTTATTTCAACTTCAGGAATAAGGTTTACTGTTGTCGTCCAATCTGGAGTGAAATATGGAAGAATCTGTTCTATAATTTTAGTTCCATCTTCTGCATTTTTAGCATAAACGAAAACTTTAAATTCTATATTATATGGAACTGGATTGTATTGATATTTAAATTTATTTGGTTGACCATCATACTTAACTGTTGATTTGCCAACAGTATTTAATTTTCTGGTTCCATCATAAGACATTTTACCCATTTCAAACGAAATCATAGGTAGAGGTGCAGTAGCCGTTGGCCTATCAATAGCAGGATCTTGTTTGATACGAGCAAGCATTTTATCTTTTGGACCATATGTAATTGGAACTTTTAATAAAGCTGTTACATCGCCATTAGAATCTGTTCTTGTAATACGAATATTATTGAGCAAAGTGCCCATAAGAATAACATATTTTCTTATAAGTCCGAAATAAAATGGTCCGGTAAACATTAAATATCTCCTTCGCTGAATGGATCATACGCAGAGAAATCTATGAAAGCATCAGACTCTGTTTGTATTTCATCATTATCAGAAGCCATTACTAAATCGTTAAGACTTGAATTTTCAAGTATCAAATAATCTCCGTCTTCAGTTTTGATTTCGTATCCAAATTCTTGATTAATAGTCCAATCAAGAATATTGGTAGAAAATTTATTTTGTAGAATATCAATTTCAGGAATCCCTGTATTAATTTTTTCTCCTGAATACTCAAACAATTCGCAAGTAACTTCCCAAGTTTGGAGAGCTCCCAATTGATAAAACATCTCAAATTTGTTAGTAAATTTTATTTGAAAACATTTTTTATTTAATGGAAAATATATTAAATCGCCTTCATTTGGTCTGACCTGAGTTGTAAATTGAGCAACTTCTTCGTTAAATATTCTTTGCGCCATGGAAAATACAACTTGATCTCTTATTTCAAGACCAAATTTTGACATAAAATTACCGTCGCCTTTGAACCCATCAAAAG